CCCGGATCGAATCACATCGCCTGCGGAACCACCTTGTGAAAGGTGATTCTTAAGCTCGTCACGATTGACGTAAGATGTGTCAGCCTTGGGTAGCTTGACCCCTGTTTCTGCGTATAAGAACTGGACATAACGCCAGTTCAAACGACCCCGGTGAGCAACCGGAGTCTCATACATAACAGGATGAAGCCACGACTGGTGATCGATGTCGTAAACTACCAATCGAGACTCATGACACTGATCCGGCTCACGCCAGATGTATGTGTCCTCGTCTGTCTCGGTCCAACCGCAAAGGTGCTTCATCAAAGTCGGTGGCAACAGGGAGTCTACCAACTGGATTGTGAAATCCAAGTTGACTCCCCTGTGGGTCGCCATTTTCTTTAATCCATTACGGAGGTGAATTAGATCACGATTACGCTCGAGTTTCCGCGTTAGCAGAAAACTCCGCACAGGCTCGCCATCGAAATAATCTTTGCCGCAGGACTCCCGAAAGGGCCCCTCGACAAAGGATTTATCCAAGTTCGAACGGAAACCGCAGAACTTGAGAACTTCGATAAAATGGGCTGACATCCCCTTGGGGACAATTAAGTCGTCCCCATACACCGAGACGTAGGCGTACTTAAACGCCGGTCCAAATGTATCCGCAAACCATTCGGTTTGACCGGAGATGTCAGAAACCGCCTGAGCAAGAGCATAGAAGATCATACTCTCAAGCTCAAACGTAAAACCATTCCCCATTGAGGAGAACTTTTCCCACTTAACACGCACTGACTTCTGAAGCAACCCCTCACGGGAACGCAGGTCGTTGAGTAACTCGAACCAATCACTCGGTAAGAGCTCACGTACCAATTCAGTAGCCATTGTATCGCTCGCCATCTCTTCGTCTAGCGTAGCAGGGTCCCGTGGGTCGTCATCTCTGGCGACCAGTGACCCTATCCGCGCTAGCTCCTGATTGCGGGTTTGATTTGTTAAGTCGCACCCTGCAAGTTTGAGGCATTCTTTGAAGAATGCCCCAACGGACAGCTGTAAAGCCACGTTCACACGTGGCTCTATGGCAATACAACGATGCGTCTTGGCGTCCTTAAGGACGAAAGTCACTTCATTGTAATCGACTATCGACATGCGTTGATCAACGAGACGAATTTTCGTCTCACCTGGGATACAACTTACGTTGTGGCCCCAGTCGATCAGCCCTCGTTCGAGAGCTAAACCCCTGACCCACGAATCGCATTTAGCGATTTCGCGAACCGCATGCCAATAAGCCCCACCCGAAACTGTGTAATCACCCTCCCCGAATTTATAGTACGGGGTGGTGAAAGGCCTTTTCAGACCTACACAGCCGCCAGGGCCATGACGCATTGAGGTGAAAATCGTATCGGGATTGACCGGACCCAACCATCTCTGAATCTTTTCACGCGCGGAATGAAATATTTCGTGCATGCGTAGCCTTTTTGTAAGAGGTCTACGATCAGAAAAGTCGAATTGACGGTAATGCCGTAAGCGTTTATTCGTGTTCCTACACCGCATTTCTGCGGCCCAGAACCGTTTCAACGCCGTGGCGCCCGGGTTCATCTCACCTTCTTCCCAAGGATATTTCTTAAGAAGATTTAAACAACAACTCGCAGCGAAGAAACTGCGATGGTGCCCATACTTCTGCGGTACACCTAGATGTTGCAGTCCTATTAAATCTCGGACCGATCGTTTTGCAACGGCGGCAAGTAGAGGTTCTTCAACCTCACTCGAGATGTAGGACGTGACGTCAGTAATCGCAGCTTGAAGCACCATCCAGGGTATGGATGATGCGGCTAGAGGTGGAATCTTGCGATTCCACAGTACCTTTAGCTCGGAAACTAGACCTACATGCTTGCGCAGTAAGCGCTTTTCCCGCTCCTTGTAGCTGTTAAGCTTTGGGGTTTTCATTGTCAACTTTCAATTAAGGACTTTGTTCCGTGTAAACACGGTTCTCGGCCCTAGGATGAGTTCCAGTCTTATCCTGTACTCTTTCGCCTGTTAGGGCGATTGCAGCAACAATAGCTGCAACACAAAAGAATACAGTGAAGTAAAGAATGTCTCGCACAAGGTGTTACACCTGGGGGACAGCCAGCTTCGACAGAACGTCTTGGCTAGCCTGGAGGGAGTTGACCATGATTGCTTCCTTGATAAACGCAGCGCGAGCTGCGTCCGTCATAAAAGCTGGTACCGAAGACTCAATGCGGACAACCGCCGGCCACAGCTTCCCAGCTGAGTCGGCAAATTGGCGCGTGAAGCGGTTTTCACCCTTCATCGCACCCGCATAATCCTTCGTAGCCTTAGGCTCCGTTCGTTTGAACTGGAGCATTGCTGCAGCGCCGCTCGGACTCTGCTCACGGAAGACCGCAAGGTCACCGTCGAGACGATAGGGTTCGAGTGTGGCGCCGGTGCCCGTATCGGCGACCTGGGTGGTGGGAATGACAATATTAGTCATGTTTGTTCAGTTTCCTTAGAACGTTGAGAAATCAGCTAACGCAATCGCTTGAACAGCGAAACAGCGTCAACCAGTCGTTTGAGGTTTAGTTTAACCTCAACTATTGGATGGGATGGTAGTGCCAGGCCCACGGCCCTATTCAGTAAAGTCCTCTCAGCAGTATCACTACTGCCAATTGGAAGATACGTCGAAGGCCAGGTGCCTGGACCGGTTGCTGCGGGTGTCCAACCCGTAACAACACGTGTCACCGACTTTACGTCGTGGACAACTACCCCTGATGCAAGAATTTCAACCCCAACTTTCGGTGTTATTGCCCCGAGCCAGTCGCCGATTGGTATGAACCAATCGACAATGAAGCTCCACGGACAAAGTTCCCAGATTGCTCTGGGGACATCAAAAGCACCGAAATCATTCAACTTCGAGGAGAACCCCGAAACCGAATGACAGTAATGGGCGTAGGCGTGAACCTCTACCTTTTGGGTAATGTCACGTCGCCAAGCTTGAGTTCCACGTCCGCCACCTAAGACGGAAGTCGTGAAATTTGAGCTCAGGGTACCGGAGAGCTTCTCCAAAGCTTTCGCCTTGAAAACCGCCCTCCCATCCGCTGTCATCGGAGAGTTAGATGCTTCCACCTTTCCCTGCCGACGCG